TAGGGCTCCCGTCGTTTGCTTTAGCCTAGCGATGCAGCGAAATGGCAGGCAGTTTGTTTACGCAGTGGACGATGGAAGGAAAGCCGAAAAGCTTGGTACGGCTTCCTTCAGAGCCCTCCCGAAAACACCAGTGTCCCACACTTGGGAAGTTGGGCAAACCGTCGTGTACGTACAATGCACAGCCGCCGGTTGGATGCCCACGAGTCTCTTGGGCACCATTGCCGCCATCGTGAAAGACGGAAGACAAACAAAAGCTCGCATCGTTTGGCACGCTGAAACGAAGGTGGCACTTATCATTGGCTTCCAGAGGCTCCGCCCTTTCCTGCTGGTTCATGACTTCCTCTCCTCTTCAAATCATTGATCCCCTCTGTGACGGTATTAGCTTTGTCAGGCTCATTGATTGGATGGGAACTTCGCTTGACATCGTTTGTGATGCGCGGCAAAGTTTCGATCAAGCCTCTTTTCAGTGGACTGATCAAGATCAAAAGCTTCTTAACTATTTGGTGAAGCATCAGCACACAAGTCCCTTTAGGGGAGTTGTCACAAAATGGCAAGTGAAAGCTCCGCTGTTTATTGCTCGTCAATGGTGGAAGCATGTTATTGGTGGCACCTATGCCAATGATCAACTTGGCTGGAACGAAAAAAGCTTCCGCTATTGCGAAGCCGACGACGACACGTATTACATGCCTCGTGAATTTAGGCAGCAAAGCACCAGCAACAAGCAAGCCTCTGCCGGCCCTCTAGAGCCCTCTATGAACCAAGTGGCGATGATCGAATATGCCAAGGCATTAGAGCAGGTTAAGCAGGCTTATAGGGCTCTTCTGACGCTAGGCGTGAGCAAGGAGCAGGCTCGTGGAATCATGCCAATGAGCACCTACACAAGCTTCACTTGGACCTGTAGCTTGCAAGCCCTTCTGCATTTCCTTTCATTGCGCGACAAGCCTGATGCGCAAGGTGAAATCCAATGCTACGCTCAAGCACTGGCCACATTGGCCCGCCCTCTCTTTAAAGAAGCCTTCCAAGCATTCGAGGAAAATGGCAATGCCTTTTGAACAAGCCCCCGAAGCTTTCCATCCAGTGGAGCGCCCCATTCATTACGCCAGTGGCGGCTTAGAAGCCATTGAAGCGATGGAAGCAAGCATGACGCCAGAAGCGTTTCGCGGCTTTCTCAAAGGCAACATTCTGAAATACGTTTGGCGCTACGAAAAGAAGAATGGTCTTGAAGATCTTGAAAAGGCAAAGTGGTATCTTGGTCAGCTCATCTTTGCCCTAGAAACTGATCAAGAAAGCGAAGCTCTCGCCGCCATTCAAAACAACATTGACAGCGGCTGTAAAGATGGCGTCTGCCCTATTCCTGGCATTCGTTTTGATCTGCCTCCAAAAGAAGGCGATCTATTCGCGCCAGTAGATAAAGCCTAAGCTGCTTGCCATTCCGTATAACAAAAGCCCCCAGAAATGGGGGCTTCTTCTTTTGACGGTGGAATGTAATAATCACGCTTCTCAGCAAAAGCTTCAATATCCTGCAATGAAGTGTGGGCACTGACAAAGCTATTGTGATGCACCCACGCCAGTAAAAGCTGTTCTCGTTTTTCGCTCCAAAACCTTTGTGGGCGCCACCATTCAAAAATAGGCTCCGCTCCTTTTAAGAGATTACAAGACTTACAACTTGGCACTAAATTATATTTTGCAAAATGAGGCCCGCCTTTGCTTTTAGGCACGATGTGGTCAATAGTTAGCTTCTCATTCCATTGTCCACAATACGCGCAAGCACACTGTCCAAGCGGGCCTCTTAGCGGATAGTCTTCAAAAATACTCTTGCGAAATCTACGTCTTGCGTCTCCAGGGCGAAGTTCAATGAGAGAGTAAAGCAGCTCATCGGGACCATTCGCTCTTGGCATGGTGCTATTAAATTTTCCTGCAAACAATCTAACCCGCAACAAGCGAATAATGCGCCTTTGCTAATATAAAAATTGCGGCAATCTCCATGGAACCATTCAAAGAAGGCATGGCCAATTTCGTGGCCACAATCACGGCTGGCATGCTTCTTTCCACTGGAGCTATGCTTATTACTGTTGGAAATCAACAAGCAAGAGTGGCAGTACAAATTGAAAGTGTCACTGAAAAACTTAGCGCTCTAACAGACAAAATGAGCGATATTGAAACACGAGTGCGCAGCCTTGAAATTAAACGCTAGGCTTTAAGAAACTCTCTTAGAGGACTAGCCATGTCTGGTGCAGAATGGTTCGTTGTTGGTGGCATCATCATTGCTGCTGCCGACCAAATTCTTGATCGTTCACCCTGGAAAAGCAATAACGTGCTGCAACTGCTTCTCGAAGGTTTGAAAACTGTTTTTCGCGTGAAGGACTGAAGCCATGACGGCTTCCAATAGGGGATTCTGGGATACCTGCTATACCATTGCTCGTAGGCATGGTGCGCGTTTCCCAGAATTAGTGGCAGCACAATGTTGCCTAGAAAGTGGTTTTGGGAAGCACTTTTCTGGCACCTGGAATGCGCTTGGTTTAAAAGGCGATGGTACTAGGACCACCACGCAAGAGTGGTACGACGGTCAATGGGTGACAATCAAAGCAGGCTTTCTTGACTTCCCAAGTCTTTCTGCTTGCATTGAATATCTTATCACGCGATGGTATAAGGACTATCGTCAATTCAAGGGCGTTAATAATGCCCCTAATCGTTATGCAGCGGCGCGCATGCTGAAAGAGCAAAGCTATGCCACTGATCCAGAATATCCTGCAAAGCTTTCAAAGCTTATGAAGGAATATGCCCCAGAGACAACGCAATTTACCATGATTGGCCCTAAAAAACGTCCTCAAGACTTTGGCTTTAAAGCTGGCGATTCGCATTTAATTGTGAACGATGCAGTAGAAACCATGAAAGCTTTTTCCTATGAAGGAAAGCTGTTGTGGGAAATTCCTTGTCTCGCTCGTGGACAGTATAGTGATTTTGAATGGCGCATCCAAAACAGTGATTGTCCTCCTGGTTTGTATAAAGTTGGCGCTATTTATCGAGACTATGACAGAGTGGGTGACAAGCCTGCCTATGATCGCACGCTTATGGCTTATGGTTGGTACAGTTTTGACATGATTGATTTAGAGGGGCAGGAGAGAGATAATGGAAGGGCTGGTATCATGTTGCACGGCGGATCTAGTGCGCTCGGGTGGCCGGGCGCATGGGCTCCAAATCAAAAACTAATGCCAACGATGGGTTGTTGTCGTGCTCGCAATATTGATTTGCGCGACAAAATTTTACCATTAACAGAGAAGGGAGCTGTTTTTATTAGCGTTTTTCAAGAAGGTTAAATATGCTTCCAGCGTTCTCGCCTAATAATTTTCCCTATAGTCTGTTTGAAACAGCCCCACCAGCAGGTGCCAGTGAGGCTGTAAAGGCGCTAGGAGGAGAGTTGCGAATTACGTACCAGCTTCCCAGCTCAGAAGCGCCCTGAGGCGCTTCCATTTAGCAAGCTCCTTCTCGTGATAACCTTCCCACTCGCTAATAGCTTCGCTTAGCCCCTTGATGGCAACAGCCGGATCATCGTCCGTGAGCAGCTCTTGAAGAGCCTCAGAGATGTGATCCACTTGTTGCTTGTACCATTGGTCCTTAAAGGCATCCATGGAAGGAAAGACAAGAGCCCTTAGCTTAGCTGATCAAACCACTTCCACCCAGCCAATCATGCCTAAAGCTTTAGCGTTCACGTCAGTGTCCACGGTAAGAATCAACGTGTCGCTTTCGCCAGAAGCATTTTGCCCCAGTGCCAAGCGAATGGCTTCTGCCACTGCATAGTTATTAGCACTGCCCTGACTGACAAAACCAGAATCAATCACAGTGCCCCCCGTAGCAGTGCCGCTTGTCGTCACTTCTACATTGCCCCTACCATTGTTGGCAGCAGTCCACGTTACGCCAGAAAGCGTAGGGTTTAACCGTAGTCGCCACAACACTACGTCACTAGAAGCAGTGGTTGTAGAAATCCTCACGGGAAGAATGACATTACCAGTGCGACCACTGGCCATACGAATGCCAGCAGTAATGCGTTCTCCAGAAGTGTTGGGTACTGTTGAAAGACTATGCGACACTGAATAAATGGCACCATCTGGCTCGTAGCCGCCTTCGCTCAACAAGCTACAACAAACATGCTTCATTGTCGCTGAAGACGTTTGAGCACTGGCGTTATGAATGCGATAGGACAATGGCAGGATAGCTGTTGTCATATAGACGCTATCCAATGCATTGAAATGTTCAAACTCATGGCAATAAACTATTTCTCCGTCAATAACAAAGCCACACCTAACACGTCCCACTCCTAACCATTCCAAATCGGCAGTAAAGATTTGCGCCTTGGCAAAATCAAGAGAAGAAAGCGTGTCGATGTTCCAATTGCTTTGATTTACCACGTCTTCATTGATGGTGCCAGAAGCATAGCTTCTCACTACAAACTGCAAGGTAGTACCACTAGCGCGTAGCATAACGCCATTTTGATCATTAAAAATCCCCACTTCTTGAATGAGACCAGATGCAAGTGGAGCGCCAACAAGGCTTTGCAAAAGCATCATGCTTTTGCCTGCTTGATACGGAAAATTTTGCTTAGTCCGACGAAGAACAGTGTCTCCCGATGCAGTGGTGGTGCTCATTGCTACGCTGCTTTGATGCGTTAAAAACGTAGAAGTGCCACTGCCAGCAATGCTGTCAAACCATTGATCAGGACGCTTGTCGTAGCGCATTGTGCTATCAAAAAGCGTATAGGGAGCACTCGTGCGCTGTCTGCCGAAGGCATCTACGCTGCCACTATCGGGGCCTTTTTGTAAAATCTTTCCTCGATAATCTGCCTCAATATGAGTTTCAAACTGTTCACCGCCTCTAATTACTTGTCCCATGAGAATAATGTCTTTCTTTTATTGTACGCGCAAAAAGAAAGGGCCTTTCGGCCCTTTGCTTATTTACCTTGCCCAATTTTTAGCTTGCGTCCGTGGCTGGCTTTGCTATTTTTGCCATTACCCTGCCTCGTGCGTTTGCTTTTGTTTGGGACAAGCTGCTTTTGTCCGCTAATGCCTACTTTGCTTCGGGCTGCCATGGAGAAAAGACGAAAACAGAAGTTTAGCCAGCCCAGGGCAGACCAGTGCCCTTAGTGGGAGCAGCTTGCTCATCAATTTGAGCTTGGAGAGCAGCTTCAATTTCAGCCACTTTCTCTTCGCCAAATTTGTCGAGCAGCCAGCCCACTACAATTTCTTCCGTGAGATCAGCAAAGGGAATGGTTTCGTCTTCTTCTGGCGCTTCGAGACCAAGAGAACCATACGCCGAGGCACGATAAGTGCCATCGAAGGCTTCAATCGTATAATGCAAAGTGTATACAATGCCGTTGGAAAGCTGGCGCTCAAGCTGAGCAATCTTCCATTCGCAAGTAGTAGCCATAATCAATCAGGATGGTCTTAGTTAGTTTAAACAATGAAAAAAGAAAAGAACGGCGAGAGCACGCTAAGCAGAGTATTGAAGGTGACTACTCGCTCAGCAGACAGACAATCTGAGCTGGCGGATTGTCATACAGCTTTTGGCAGCCTTGCCATTTTTGAGGCAGCCACCAGATACTAAAAACAGTAAAAATAATCAGTACTAATGCTATTGCTCCGAGTGTTGTGTAGTCGTCGATCGATTTCATGCTAATTAGTGGGAATGACTACTGGTCAGTGGCGAGCAAATTCGCCGTGGAGTTCTTCGCGCAGCACTCGAACAGCAGCGGCGCACTCGTCTTTGTCTTTGAAATCTCCAGCGTGATACAGCTTGCCAAGATGCCAAACCTGACCGGACCAGTGGTTTTTGGTGCTGATCCAGCTCACGCCTTTGATGCCTGAGGTGCTGTCCTTTCGCAGCTTGGTGTTGCGCTGGTTTTGCGACACAGTGATTGGACGCAAATTTTCAATGCGGTTGTTGAGCTGATCGCCATCAATGTGATCCAGCATTGGCACGGGTTCTTTGCCGTGTATGATCCAGATCAAACGATGAGCCATGCGCTGCTTGCCGTTAATAACAATCAGCACATAGCCGCGATTACCAACGCAGCCAGCCTCATCACTGGCTCGTGCTTTGCCACGATTGACTTTCCAGAACAGCTTGCCGTCCCGGTAATCAAACAGTGTGTGGAGAAACTCGCTCGTTAGTTCAGCGTCGCTAGGCACAAGCCCCCGTTCGTGTGACGGGACTAGTATAGCTCCCCAACCCGGTAAATACCGAGCCAGGGAGACTTTCGAGTAGGACTACTAGCTCAGGCGATAAGTCACAAACGTGTTGGCAGCCGTGCGTCGTGAAGCAAAGCGACCCGAGGTGCCAGTAGCAACAGATCCAGAGCCGACGATGGTGTGCGCAGTGCCAGCAAGTACACGCACCAAGCTTGGTCCTGTGTTGATCACGCTCCACTCAAAGGTGAAGTTGTCATAGGTGCCACTAAAACCAGCTTGGGTGTCGGTGCCAGTGGGCAGCGTCATGTCGGTTGCTGCTGCTGACGTGCTGGTGATAATGCCGGTTTTGAGGTTGGCAACAGTCAGCGTTGCAGTGGCATTGACGGCAGCAGGAGCTGGCTGGTCATGTGCAATTACACCGTCGTTGGTGATACGGAAACGCTCCGTCGGGCTGCTCGCTCCGTCGGCGGTTGTGCTGAAGACGATCCTGCCCGGCATATCAGCGGCACCACCGCCTGAAACAACGCCGTCCACGTATGCGCGAATGCTTGCACCTTGACGCTGATTAGAACCTTCATTGCCTGTGAAGTTGATTGCACCCAGCTCATCTCCATTTACAACAGTGGTGTTTGTGCCAAGTCCTCCTCGGTTCTTTGCAATCCAAATGGAAGGGCCGTCAGCATCATTAGAGCTTCGCGTTACACTAATTCCTGCTGTTCCAATCGTTGTGCCTTCAACTTGAAGTGGTGAAGCCAATCCTGAGATTGGTGAACGTGCAGTAGACGTGCCCACCAACAACCTGCCGGAGCTGTCGATACGGGCGCGT